CGTCTTCGTCGGTGCTCACATCCGACCAGCCAATCTCAGAAATTGGAATGTCCGGAATCATCGACCACTCAAAAGTTGCCCTGGGTGGGGTTCCGGCGTCTGCCTCTACAAGCAAAAGCTTAAGGACCTCGTTAATAAGGCTCTCGGTTTCATCTTTCTCAGAGTAAAAGCTCTCTACTAGTGCATCAATGTTCATAGGTGATCCTCGGGTCCAATACTAATTAGATGATTTTGTCGACAATACCCATTTCTAATGCCTCCTCGGCAGAGAAAAACGCATCTGTATTGCCTGACATCATATTATATATATCGCCAACCGAAAGATTGCAATTGTCCGCTAGGGCTTGGACCATCATTCCTTCTAGTTTTTTTAATTCATTAAAGCTGCAGCGTACATCGGGATGTGAACCCCCGGCATTCGCAGAGCAGTGGTGTATCATAAGGCGCGTGTTTTTTCCAACGTAGCGCTTCCCTTTGGTTCCGCTGGCTAGAAGAAGAACCGCAGCTGAATAGATCTTACCGTATCCAAAAGTGGCAATATCGCGATTGGCTTTCACAATCCCCATCATGTCATAAACAGTAAACATCTCATTCACTGAGCCGCCGGCCGATGATATAAAAAACTCAATATCATCCGTTTCCTGAAGGTCTTCAGGTGTGGCTAATATTTTGCCACCATTAAAGCCAAGCAAAGCCATACTCAATTGTTGAGCGGCTGATTCAGTAAGTTCCCCTACCACCCCCATCAGAGGAGGCGCCTCATCATCTTCGGGAAATATTAGACAAGGTTCGTCCTCCGGCTCTTCCTCTGGTCTCTCTTCGTTTGAATTCATCTTAGTTCTTTCTTCCCCGAAGGGCGGCAAGCTCCTGCTCCATAAAAGCAGCTGCTTCATTCCAATTGTTAAAAGGCATCATTGTTTTAAAAGGTGCGGGGGCATCGTTTTTCAAGGAGGAGATGACTGAGTCCTTCCAGTTTGTTAGGGACCGGTCATCCACTTCTTCGAACTTTGCAATTTGCTCCTGCGTGAAGTCTGCCTCCACCATTTGCTTTCGTTTTAGTTCTTTTAGAAAAGCGACGTCCTCCATTATTCCGACACACATCACCAACAGATGCGCCACGAACTGGCGAAACAGCCGATGCATATGAACCACTTCCATAAATCGAGTGAGATAAAAACTCATAAAGACGCCGCCCACAAATCCCAGCACCACAAAAATTCCAAGCTCGTGTGTTGTCACTTCATACATAATCAATCCAAACTAAAAAGGCTGTGGGGGTTACCCACAGCCTCTAGTATATGTTAGGAGCGCTTGAAAGTCAAGCGTTATTTTTATTTAGAACCCGCAGTACTTCTTGGGATCATCTTTGACCAGCTGGACAGCCTTCGCAGCTAGCTCATCGACTTCGTCGGGCTTGAGTCCGGACTTCTGTCCGGTGGGGAGACCGATCATCGACTTTTGGGTGATTATTTCCTTGGCGCGTTCTGGGTCGTGCTGGTGCTCGCCGCTCTGGCACAGCGATCTGGCGATGGAGTCCATCTGCCCGTCGACCTTTTTGTAGGCCTTGCTCTTCATCCCAAAGAGTTCATCTACGCGGTTTCCACTCTTGGAAGCTAAAGCACTCTTCAAGATTCGTGCAGCAACACGCTTGGTGATCTGTTCTACGAGGTCGTCGTCGTCGCCCTCTTGGGGTTCCATGTCTGCCACAACCTCTTCGCCTTCGGGCGCAAACTCTTCCGGCGCTTCGGGCTCGACAACTTCCTCTTCTCCGGGAAGATCTGCTTCAATGTCCATGTCAAATCCCTCAAGGCCAGCTGCGCGAGCAATAACTTCTAGTGCTGCTACAACCTCTTCCTCGGAGGGGGCGCCTTCTTCCGGCTCTTCGACTTCGACAGCCCCAACATCTTCTTCGGGGGCCTCGACGTCAACAGCCTCGATATCTTCTCCGGGGAGATCGACATCGAGGGCCTCAACATCTTCAGGCTGCTCAGCTAGGTGATCGAATCCTTCTTCCTGCCGGGCCAGGGGATCCAGATTGTTGCCGCGGCCGTGGCTGGTTCTGCCCCCCGGGGGCGAAGTGTTGCGCTCGCTAAGGCCCTGGACAAAGCCGGGCGTCAGTGGCTCGAGCTTCGCCAGCTTCATGAACTGACGAACCTGTGATTCATTCAATAGTGTTTTCTTAGACATGGTCATTTAATCTCCTAACATACATCGCGAATATGCTACTTTTAAATAGTATTTTGTCTCTTTAATGTCTTTTTTAATTTAAGTAACGCGGCATCGACGAGTTGTTTCGCACGCACCGTGCTTACATGATGTCTCTTTCCGATCTCCTCCAAAGTCATAGGCCCATGCTTTTTAATGGCTATAGCTGTACAATTTAAGTCTTCTTCATAGTCTATATGGAGCCGACATTCTTGGTTCTGACAGCATCGCTTCTTCATGTAACATTCTTTTATGCATTCTTTCATAATTCTGGTAAATCCTCTTCTAGTATATCAAATATGTTTTCTACTTCTTCTTCTGTTAGCGCCAGTTCTTCCATTAACTTATTTCCCTTGTCTCGTAACTTTTTAGATTTCAAGGTGCGCGCCTTTGATTGAACTTTCTTATTAATTTTATAGTCGTCGAGAAAGGCCACAAATAAAGGACTCTGTTCGAGATACGATTCAACACAATATCTAAAGAACTCGCTCTGGGTTCTGATCTGATCATAGTACAGTCTTATCTTTAGGTCCTCGTGAAGCTTAGAGTTTAGATAAAACGTCAGCTTAGAGTGCGTTTCTGGTACCTCTCTTGTCATCGTAGTATGTGGGTCGTGCTCTCAATCTGACCGCTAACGGTCTGTCGAATAAACTTTGCTTTGCTCTGCAGTTCTTGGATGGATCGAGAGCCTGAATAAGAAAGCCCACTCCGAAGTCCTCTTTCTAGATCCGCGAGGATCTCGCCAACAGGCCCCTTGCATGGAACCGTTGTGGCAATCCCCTCAAGCGAGGCGGTCTTGCCTCGCCACTCTACCTGAGCATCTTTGCTCGCCATCCCTCGATAAGACTTAAACTTACCTTTGTGCGTGTTTATTACATCGCCAGGAGTTTCGTCAGTACCTGAAAGCAAAGACCCAAGCATAACGAAGTCAGCCCCAGCTGCCAAAGCCTTGACAACATCGCCCGAGTTTCGGATTCCGCCGTCAGCAATGATGGGAGCTTCCCTCTCCGATCTCGCACAATCAATAATTGTTTGAAGTCCCGGCACGCCGTGCCCAGTTTGAGTCCGAGTTGAACAAATAGAACCGCCGCCAATATTGCAACGCACACTATCGGCTCCCCAATCGACCAAGTCATCATAACCCTCCAAGGTTGCAACATTGCCTGCCATAATATGAATCGTGTCTCCAAATACCTGACGCAATTCGTGAAGCGCTTCTTTAACTAAAATATGGTGGCCGTGTGCTACGTCCACACATAAAAGGCTCGCTCCAGCATTATAAAGGGCTGTTGCTCTCTCTAAATAGTCTCCTGTTGCCCCTATTGCCGCTCCCACGGTGACGCCTGTGGGCACAGAACCCACATGCTGACGCTGTATATCTATAGAACTATACCTATGTATGATTCCGAAGCCTCCATAAGAATCCATCGCGGAGGCCATGGCGGAGGTTGTTACTGTATCCATTGGGCTCGCTATAATGGGCAACCTAAATTTGTGTCCCCCTAATTCCGATGCGATCGATACCTCGGAGCGACTCTTAATATCTGAGTACTGAGGTACCAGCAGCATGTCGTCATATGTTAGTCCTTGTCTTGTTGTCATGTGATCTTCCAATCTTACTTTAGAGATTCTTTTACTTCTTCAAGCAGGCCGGGAAGATCTAGTCCTGCGCAATCTATCTTCCCCTTTGTATAGTTGTAATGGTTATTGAACCCTCGGAATTTGCCCTGAGTGCTTGGGTTATGCACTGTTTCACAGAATTTACCATCTGTTTGTGGGTATTCAAGGGGAATATCCAGGCCCAAATGGAGTGCTTTCCACAGTTCTTTCAAAGCTTCAAGCTGAACAGGATAAAAGTCAGTAAAATCCCTTACTTTGTGCCCATGCACATGCGCATTTTGAACAACCGGGCGCTCCCCAAATCCGTTTTGGACGTACCAATTCTGGTATTTTAAGTAATGTGCATTAGAAATCTCGATTCCAATACTATTTTGGTTGCCTGAGCGATTAGAACAGTGCCACCCGCCATGCTGCGTGTCTAAAATTTGGTAAATAGTGCCATCATTATCTAAACAGAAGTGCACCGAGATGCCCCTTTTGTTTAGAATTCGCGTACAGGACTCAGCCGAGAGGGCGACGTCCCAGTGATTCACAAAACATAGAGGCTGGCGCTCGGGGTTGCCGGAGTTATCATAATATCTACCGGGTCCGATCTTTAAACCGCCGGGCTCATCCCACAAAACCACCCTATCCCAATCAATTTCAAGGAACCTTCCGTTGTGCACAATGTATTTTTGCTCTCCACCATTGAGTCGGCAGGCTTGAGGCTTATAATCAGAGATTTCAACCTGTCTTTCGGTCCAAATGCGTCGATAAGTTGAGGGCCCACATAGACCATCAGCCTTAATACCGCCCTTTCTCTGCCACTTCTGGATGGCTTTAACCAACTCCTCATCAAAATGATTCTCGCCAAACCATGTTGGGTTCCACCCAAGCTTGTTGGCAGACGCCTCATTATAAAAATCTTTATCCATTTTAGTTTCTCCTGTGTTTAGCTATTTTTAACATTTGCATTCTTCAGTGCTTCTGCTATTGTGCCCCAACAGTTCGGACAAGTCAAGCGCACTCTTTCTTCTCTTGTGGTTATCTGCCAAGTTTTAACTGTTTCCTTAGTTCTTTCAAACGGAAGATCGCAGACACAACACTCTTTTGGGTGGTCCAAAAACATGGCAGTTTTTCTTTTTAAAGCCTCCTGGGCCTCTTTGCGGTCTTTCTTTCGCTGGGTGGTATCCACTTTTCTTAACTTCTTCATATGATCTCGTCGATGACACCAAGCTCAAGCGCTTCTTCGACATTCATATACCAATCAATCTTATTTTTGAGAATATCTTTAAGCTTCTTCTTGGAAATAGAGGTGCGCTCTAAGGTCAACTCTTCAATTTTCTTTTGAAGCCTTTTGGTTTCTTCGAGGCGTTCCTCCATATCTTTTATCTTCCCATAAAAACCTACAGAAACCTGATGATAGAGCGGCGTAGAATGACTGTATCCAAAGCGGCGATGGCCCGAAATTAGGATCATAAATCCGCATGACATGGCTGCTCCGGTTACAATGGTGTGGATAGGGGTGGCGCTTTTATCTATTATTCCGAGAAGCCCAAAACATTGATAAACCGCTCCCCCGTATGAATCAATATATAGTTTTATAGGCTGTGGCTTATAAACCACATCGTTGATCTCATACAACTTTACCAGGTATTCATCATCTTCGTTAATTTCGATAATGCTCTTGGTCAGCTTATTCATGGACTCCTGGGTTACCTGCTCCGGAAGGTAGAGGTTTCTTGCTTTTGGTTTGGGAAGAGCAGCGGTAGCCATTTATTTCCCCGTACTTCCTAGGGCTCCGTCGCCCCTCCCAGACATGGTGATGGGATGCCAATCATAAATATCAGGCGTGTCACTAGCAACAAAGCGTGCATGAACCACCGGGATCACCACAGCTTGTGCAATCTTATCTCCTGGCTCAATCGCCTGTGCGAGCTTTCCGATGTTGTGGAGGTTAACAAAAACCTCCCCATCGTAGCCACTATCAACCACGCATGCACCCACGAGCAAATGCTTTTTGGCCGCTAAGCTCGATCGATTCTTTATTTCCATCATGTAACCATGAGGGACAGCGAATCGGCAACCCGTAGGAATCAATTTGCTTTCTCCTGGTTCTATTCTCATAGTACTAAGGGCGGCATCGTCGGGGCTCCATCGCAAGTCGAGGCCTGCGTCGCTCGGGTTAGAGCGCAGTGGTGGATACACATTATCGTGAATCATATAATACTGTAAAATCATTTTCCTTGTCCTCTATATTTCTTCTTGTAACCCTTGTTGCCTCCGTGCGGGCCGGGAAGTCCTCGCCTGGTAAATTTACTATTTCCAATTGATGTTTTCTTCTTGTGCTTCTCTCGCACTTTTCCAGTGTTTTTTGCCACTTAGTATCTCCTATCCTAGTAGTCTTAGGTTTCTTCTGATCGATCTTGTTGAAAAGCCCCACGCCGGATCATAATCCAATCTGGCCATATAGGGACGATTCAAACGAATTCTATCCTTACCTTCTATTATGCCCCAACATCTAAACTTTGTCAACACCGAATTTGAATCAATTGCTGCGACAATCCAGTAGGGCTTTCCGTTCTTAGTTTTCTTTCTAATAATCTCGCGGGGTATAAACCATACAAGGCCCAGATCGGGATCATAACTAGAGAGCGGCGGCACATAGTTTGCTTCCAAACGATCGCGCACTTCATCAGTCACTACCAAGTGCATCGGAAAGATCCCAGTTAGTGTTGTAAGGTTGTCAATCTCCTCCTCGTTTGTGAAGTCGCCTTCTGGTTTATAAGTTTCAATGTTTTCATTGAACTTCTTTCTATTATACACCCTATCCACAGCAACGGCAGACCAGAAATGTTTGCGCCCTGTAAAACGATCGTCCATTAGTTTGCTCAATGCTCCGGAGCGAACCAGCACATCCAGCGCCTTCTTGTTCAACTTACTATAGACAATGTCGTCATGGAACAGGAATTCCTCAATATCGTTGAAAGGTCTGTTCGCGACAATTTGCTCAATAGCTGCGTCTCCTAGCCCCTTCAAGCCAGCCAATGGCTGCACGAGGCGCTTCTCGTCATTGGGATCGATCTCCCATACGAACGACGAAGTGTTAATGTCCGCCTCCACAATCTCAAAGCCGTTCGCCTTCGCGATGTTAATGGCATGCTCCTTGCGCTTCTCTGGCTCCTTGTCGAGGAATGCTGCCATCCACTCAACGGGGTAGTAGTTGTAAAGCCACGCGCACTGAAACGAAATTGCCGAGTATGAAACTGCGTGCGACTTGTTAAAGCCATAGCCTGAAAAGTACTCGAAGCGCTCCCACATATCCTCGGCTTCGCGGTGGCGGATACCCTTCTCTACGCAGCCGTCGATGAACTTGGTGCGGAGGACCCTCTTAACTCTGGCTTCCTTGCCGGTTCCCTTCTTAGTAAGAACCTTACGAAGGATGTTCCCCTCATCGAGAGAGATATTCTTCCCTAGCTTGTGCGCTAGGAGAGCAATCTGCTCTTGGAAGATAAGGAACCCATACGTTTCCTTCGTTACGTCCTTGACGTGCTCGTTGATGTAATCGATATCCCCCGCGTTTGCCTTGGCTTGAATGTATTGCTCGTGTACATTGGCCGATAGAGGGCCCGGGCGATAGATAGATGTAATAGCCGAGAGATCAATTAACGATTGCGGCTTCGCATTACTGCAGAATTCCTGCGCGCGCTGCTCTGTGAATTGAAAAATACCCGCGAAGTTTCCCTTCTGGAAAACATTCTTATACACTTCTTCGTTATCGAAATCAATCTTGTCGGGGTGGAGGTGCTCCTCGTAGAATGCTTTTACATCCTCGAACGTCGGGTCTGCATTGTTATGGTGTCGTTTCAAGATATGTCGGATCGCGCCCTCAATCATACGAAGCGTGGAGAGTCCCAGCAAATCAAATTTAATAAACCCAAGCGGCTCAAGGTGCCGAACGTTCTGCCCCTCCGCCCACGGCGCTTGTCGTACGCCGCCCGAACTGATAATGGGCATATGCTCATTTAGGTCGTCGGCAATCAAAACCCCTCCCGCATGACGGGAGC